ATATATAGCTCGTTGCTTTCCCCATTCGTATTTAGTAGAAGCTCTAGCGACTATTTGCGGTGTTCTACTAGTGAAGAATTCCAGTTCCTTTCTAGGCATGGCACAGCATGCATACAATTTATTCTTTAGCATCGGGTCACTTGACACGTATTGCTGATCTTCAGTGTATTGTGAATGGTAAGCACCAGGTGGTGCCCATTGCCACCTCATTTTAAAATAGGTATCAAAATGACTTTTAAACGGTCGACCACCTCGTCTCTTGACCTTTTTAAATAACTCATGAGCCCGCTCTAGAATTTCTATGTCGCTGATGGTGACAGTGTTAGGATTGACCCGATGTTCTTTTTCGTTCTCCCAGGACACTGCACCAATGCCTCTATTCACTAAAACTTCGAATTCAAAAAATATACTACAGTCTATGCCACACAAATTTTGTATAGCTTTAAGCTTTAATGAAATCTCTTTTTTAACAGTCTTTGCAAAGTCTTCGAGACTATCGTAAGACCATGACCATAACGCTGACCTACTAATTAAAGTATAGTGTTCGTCTGGCATACCCAGTATCCATAGTAAAAAGCCTATCATTGCAGACTCACTCATCAACTGTCTATTTATCATATTGTACATCCACTCATACATGAACGCACAGCGTTCTTCTATAACTTTAATGTCTATATCGCGTAACTCGTTAATTGTCATGTGTCTCATGTGCCTCGCAGAGATCTTAGCATTATCTAACATTAGTCGTTTATTATAAACTTCATTAAACAGTGTCCTGTGTTCTGGCTTAGGCCCTCGCTGACGTGTTGTCTCATAGTGCTTAATACTATCGGTAGTTATATGCAACACGTGTGACATGACAGTACTGTTATCAACTTTACCAAAAGGAAATAAATTCGGCCCAAACTGGATACGGGACATACGTAACATAGCATGTTTTCCCATCGTCCTTAAGTCATCGGTGAGCGAAACGTAACATGTAGTGGCTCGTAACATACTATTATATACACAAAGACAATACACCACATCAGTATTAAACTTGACATGTGTCCAACCATCAAGTCTGATACCGTATAGTACGTCAAATAGTACATATCTGCAGTCAATAAAAGTTTTTTCTATAAGGGTATCACCTACTACATCTATGTACAAAAAAGCTTTAGATAGTTCTGCTAAACCCCGTTTTCTGTTATATTCTGGTCTATATCTGGCGGACCAACATCGTTCACCGCCAACTTCAAATCTCCTATAGGCACGGGGAGTGGGACAGCTAGCTCTGGATAGGTTATTTGAAAATCCGACGTCACATAATCGTAGTCAGCTAACAAGTATGCCTGATAATTAGTTGAAGTGTGTTTTACACCTTTGTAATATCTAACGCCGGCATAACTCCTCTCATCAATATAACACACTGGTGAATTGTACTGTGCCCTTGCTAGTGGTGTAGGGGTATCCCTTTGCCACTGAAATACCATCTTACAATTCAATGCAAGCGATAGGTCTGACCCAAAAACGTGTTGCCTCCTGCTCAATGATAAGAACTCATAAGCAGTAGGGGTGTCTAAGGTACCTATATTGACTGGTGGCATAGCAACTGAGACGTCATTTGCAGCATAGATCCTGTGGCTATTCGAAGCTCTAGGGTGCAAGTAGTGTAGGTCATAACCAAGCCATCTAGTCACAACACCCATACCCCATAAATCGTTATAGTGGTAGGCACGTCTTCTAGTGAATCCTACCCTCTTAAGTGAAGCCTGTCGCACGCCAAATATACTACCATATGGTGTACCAGCAATCAAAGGGCCTCCAAGCCCAACTACTAGTGCTACCCCAGACGGCGGTACTAATGTCTGAGTATTGAATCCGTCACCCGCGATGGTGTATCCATAATCTTGCATGTGTTCTATAACTATGTTACCGAACTTGACCCTATTATTTAGTTGCCCGATCACTCCACCTGTAGCAAACGTTGCCTGTTGTCGATAAACACACTTAGGTATGGCCACACCAAGCATACTAGATACTATTGCGTCAGCCCTCTCAAAAGGTGTTATGCTATCTTGTTGTGCCATACTTAACTTTCTTAAAGTATGTTCAGCGTTGACACTATTAAAAAACATAAGGTATTCACCCCAGTACCAGCATGCATTCATAAATGTTGATTCGAAAATCAATTCGTCATTCTTTGACAAAGAAGAGGCTAAATTACGCACCGCGTCTGAAGTAATCATGACACCGTCGCCTTCCAATAGCATGCCCATTACGGCACGTTTCAAACCTAGTTTCGGTAGCGAATACTCTCTTTTAATAGAGTGCCACCAGTGTGACTCGACAGTTTCTGTAGCTGGTTGTGCTAACCAATATTTCAAACCATTTGTGGCATTAAGTAAATCCTCATGCCACCTATGTGTTCCCACTAATATCGATATTGTCTTTGCAACTTCGTCACTAGTGAATGTACCTCTTATCTCGCGATACTCAGGAACATAAAATCCAATAACCCTAGCTCTTGATGCTAAAAGTTTTAGATCTTGGTCGACCAGCAGAGGTGATGTTCTTTTATTACCTCCGAGAGCCATATTAAGTATAGCTGCCATTTTGGGTGTCAACCCACTACAATTTATAAAGCCATCCGCCTTCTCCCACGCGGTATAAGCCGCCTGAGAATCAGGAAAGATGTTCTCTTCATTTTGAAGAATATTTTGATCATCATTTACTATTTGGTTCCACGAGGAATGTACCTTATAGCAATTATTAGTAAACCCGAATACTTCACCAAATGTGCGCCCGCTACTACTATGACCATCATTATAGTCATACATTTTATGACAGACAAAAGTAACTTCATGTGCCAAACTCATATAGTCTGGGTTAGGAACATCAACGCCCAAGTCGTTTCTGATGACTCTCGGGGGTGCTTGTTCCAACCATTGTAAAAAAGTCTCAGTTAAATTTAATATGTCTATGTCATCAGGATGTGCTGTTACCCCATTACGTAGACTGGCTAAGTAATTACAAACTAGTGGTGCAGCTGTTAGCGGCTCCATACCTCGTATGTTTTCTATACCGTGTAATTTAATCTCAACTTTAACTCTGTGTACATCCATTCGCTCTATAATTTTGAGTTTCCAATAGAATTGCAATAATACGGTCAACAAAGCGGTAGCATTATCATAGAAATCTGCCATTATAGTAGAATTGAAAAAACGATGAATACGTTGTTCTTTCAATTCAGTTGAAGGTACTATTTCACGCAAACGTTTCTCAATCGCAGTAGCGTTTGGCAAACCCATGTCAGTTATGTACAGTGGGTTCAAACCAGCAATACTTGTCTGATAAAAGTTGGTTGACATTTTTTGTCTAGAACCATATACAGTATTCTTCGATATAATCTTTGTTTTTCTCCTATTAGAAAATTGCTCACCCACAATTTGTCGGTATTTTTCCTCTCCTGCGTCTAATTCTTTTCCAGTCTTGACATTTAGTTTATCGATACGGTCCTGCTCGTCACTAGACGTATTAAGACCGACATTTTCTACGTCTACGAGAGACAGTTTCATGTAGTTCTGGATAAAGAACTGTCCATTATCGAAACTCGATACATGACCCTCTGGGTTGATAAAG